ATCGTAGTCCCCAATATTGCCAACTGCATCAACATATAAGACATCCGAAGTCGCAATGTTTAAATTTGATACATCCAAAGTCAAGCTAAATGCAAACGGAGTAGATGTTACGTTTACTGATGCAGTAGAAATGATTGTGCTATTCTTAATAAAGTTTAAAGTGAAGGTATTTAAAACGGGATCAATAGTGTTTATTTGTCCTGCAACATATAAGACAACGTTGGTATTTATGGCAGCACCACCATAAGTGAATTGGTCATTTGTGCCATTAGCAGTAAAAGAACCCGTTTGTGAAATAGTCATCTTAACATTATCCGCACTTGTGTAGTTGTAAGATGTTGGAGCAGCTACAAAAGCAGTAGAATTGTTAGTGTAAAGTTTCTGCGCATTGTTTGGAATAATCAACCTATCAAATAAAGCAGTTGCAAGTAAAGGGAAGTCCCATGTATAGCCTGATGCTTCAACTAACTTTGTCAAGTATTGCTTAACATACAATGCAGGTCTAAAGGTCTTGAAATCGAAATCAACTTTCAATGTGGAAGATTGCCCATAGTCAATTAACGGATAATAAACCCCTGAGCCTGCGATCGTATCCCAACTTGTTGATATGGTAGTTTCATTATAGGTCTGATTCGAAATACCCATATTGAGTTCTTCAAGTTTCTTGTTTCCGAGTGCAGAAACAAAACCTCCCAATTCACCTATCACGCAACATTCGAATTCGATAAACCCATCCTCAATAACTATTTCAAGTATTCGAAAGATGCCTTTAAAGACTTGTAAGTTATCAGCGAAGATTATCGCACTAGCAGACTGAGCAGCGTTGAAGTTAATACCTATGTTATCCGAAACGCTTGTGTAATCGTTAGCCGAGTTAATATTAAAGATGTTCCCAAACAATACATTGTTTCGCTTAGTACCTGGAACAATAATCGTTTTACTGAATGACGTATTCTTTGCCCCGAAATCCTTAATATCATCTATTGCATAAGTTATCAGCGTACTAAACGATACGTTAACATCAACTTCTTGATTCTCAACAAATAGTTTTATCATTGAAATTGAGTTTTATAGGTTGCTCCAAATTCTACATCTACCATCAAGTTTATCAACCCATCAACAATGTGTTCCTTAAATTCATAGTTTGTTCCTGATATGACAACAGGGTAAAGTGTGCCAGCATCCTCAATCCATACTTGCGGACTTGTTACTAACTGCGCGAGCCATTGATACTCATTATCACTTAACCAATCAGTATTTATACGTAAACGTTCTTTAAACCTACCAGCAAAATCAGTTTTTTGTTGATACATGGTTGAACCTGACTTAACCGAAACAACACCTGAACCATTAACACGATATGCTAACTGATTAAATGATTTCTTTTCAATATCGAAAAAACGCTTTGATACTTTGTTAAACATCATTGATTCATATCCGCCAAACTTATTAAGGAAGTGCGCATAATAGTTCCGATACATACCCGCACATAAGACATTGATAGTGTAAGTAACCCCACCTACTGCAACTGTGTATCTTTCAGTTGATGAAGTGAAGTTACTAGTGTAATCTACATTGATGGCTAGTGGTGATATATTAAGAATCTGCAAAGTATTGGCAGCCGTTGGTGTTATCGTTTTAGTTCTTGTTGAAGTACCACCAGTAATCACCACGTTGAACGATGCAGTAGTTTCACTGAAGTATGGTAAGTAATATTGCGCACTAGCAAAGGTTAAATTGATTTCAGTAGGTCTATCAGTTGTCGGAACATCATCGTAATTACCAAGAATGGTGAAATCGTTTATCCTGCCATTGTAGTGGTTGAAATATGTCCGTGTTGAATCAGTAAGAACCACTGCCCCAACTGTACCAGAATATTCTTCCCTAATCTTAATTACCACCGATAATGACCATGAGCCTTCACCAAGTTCTTGAGCTAAGATACCTGAGCCAGTAGGTTGCAAAGTAGTAACAACGTATTCCCTTACTACGGATGAGAAATCCATAATACCGCGATTCGTTGTAGGATTAGGAAAGTACTTACCAGTGAATACTTGAGTGCCGTTAATCCAAACTTCTGCAACATATTTGTAATTAGGGTAGGTCGCAGAATCAGCTGCGTGCGCATCGTAAGCCACATAAACGAGAGCATCGTTTACGGATGAATATACTGGCGGTGTTGATTCAAATGTCATTTAGATGGGTATAAGTTATTAATGATGTCTATTTTTGTCGCAATGCCTAACTCAGTTTCTATGTATGCGTTAATTTCTGCAGTTGCATCTGACCAAAAGTGAGTTGGCTTGATACCAAATCGTTTAATGCCTGCTGCAACTGCTAGAATCGTTTTAGTTTCAGCATCTTGCATCTTCATACCTCTGCGTTCCCTCCTTGTAACTCCTTGCTTCACATTCCTAGCTGATAGTCCTTCCCTTTGTACCCATTGCTTTAATGAGTTATACATTGGTGTTCCTACCTTAGTACCTTTATTATGGAAATTAAATCTTGAACCACGATTAACCTTCCAACCATTAACCCCTTCATCTTGATACGTTGCATAATCAGGAGCAGTAATCCCGATTGAATAACCATTCTCAGTCTTGGTAATATCAGTAGCTTGAATGTCATCAATCATGCTACCACTACTATTCACATCTTTCTGAGTTGCTTTCTCATGAAGTAGTCCAACATAGGCAGCTGCCACGTTAATCAGCGTATTCTCAATGTCGGATAAATCTATTGCTTGATAATCACCTGCATCAAGTGTGTTCAAGTCTATGAACCCCGAATCTACTGCTTCGTGTTGCGCCCTTGTCATTTGTTTATATATTTTTGATAGGATTGTTCACTCTTCAAATAAGCCAACGCGTTGAACGCTTGCAATATCGGTAAATCAAAAGCATTATCTAATGTTATGCCCTCATGTTGTGCAACTTCTTTAGCTGAGTAAATCCATCCGTACTGTTCAATGAATGAATGCGGCTTCTCCATCTTGCCATCTTCTTCGACAACTTCATCCGATTCAAATAAACCTTTGTAACCTTGCAAGAGTTCTGCAAATGATTGTAGGAACGCAGTATAATCGGCTAGAATCAATCTAATATGTTTTTTCAGTAGTAAGTCTGCCTTAACTTGATGTTGCCTAGAATCGCCCCATATTGATGCAGTAACCAAATGCATAGCATCAATCTCACCTTGTTTTAAAAAGTGTTGAACCTCGATGAATTGCCCTAAGGTAATCTTTGTTGCATCAGTTTCAAGTTTGAGCCTGCCGAAGTAAGGCTTCTTGCCTAACTTTTTGAATTGCTTTGTAACCTTGTTAGAATACTTGATGAACTTTGCAGGCTGCATATTATCAACTTCATCATGTGATAGGTTGAACATATCGCATACAATCAACGCTACCTGAGTAATCTCATCATCAGTAGCTGAGTAAAAGCCTGCTATTCTTTGGTATTGTTGCAATGTCATCATAGTAATATAGCGTTAAATGAAGTTTTGTTTCTATTGAGTGCAAAAAAAATCCCCGAAGTAGAAACAACGGGGAAGTACCATAAACCTATAAATCAAAAAAACAACAACTACCATTCATCAGAATCACCGAATGAATAATCCCCACTATTTTCAAACTGCGACAACTTATTCAATCCAACATACCTCAAGCAATCAATCGCATGGTTCATTACATCCTCAGGAGCATTCAAGGCTTTTCCTTCCCGATCCTTTGCCCACTTATACTGGCGAAGTTCCTTAATCAAATTTAGTGAATTTTTAGTTACCACTATCTCATATTGTTGCAATCTGTCAATACTTGCCTTGATACTATCTGGTCCTTTCCTTGCAGGCTCGACATAATAGCCAGCGTTGGTAAGGTCTTGAATTGACTTCGGTTCTGCACTATCAGCAACAATGCATTGCGAAGTATTCACGTTGAAGGCTTTCAACTTAGCTACTATGTCGCTATTCGTTAACTGCGTTTGATACAAAAGTTCATTAACATAAATTTTGCTTTCGTACCTATAAACTTCAATTAACGAAGTCGGATCATTCGTGAAACCCCAATCTAAGCCGTATGAAATAAACTCAGCATCCTTTGGTATCTTGTCGCATTGAGTCCAATTGTTAAAAACTACACCTTCCAAAGAACCTATCTCACCCAAACCATATACACGATACCAGTTGGACCAGAACCCACTACCAGCATCTGCTTTCTGCTTTGCCTTGTTGATAAAGTTTAGTGCCGATTCTGGACAAGCCTCATTGTCTAGGTAGTTAATAATCAAGAAATCAACATCTGAATCATTAATGAGTTCATCATGAAACCAAAACGCATCCGTTGGATTCCAATCTAAATAAACTCCCTTCTTGGTCCTTGATGCTAATTCAGTGTAACTATGAAAGTTCATATTATTAGCTTCGTTCATGTAAAGCCAATCCCTTCTTGCACCTCTTAGCTTCGCATCGTTATCCGCACTGAAGAACTCTATCTGTGAACCATTTGCAAAAGTATACTTGAAATCAGTTGCGTTCCATCTGTCATCAAAGAATCTCCCAGTTTCTACCATTATCTTCTTGAAATCCTTCATTGCTCCACGCTTTAAATGTGGGATTGACTCAGCTACTACGGAAATCTCACTCATAGGTTTATCCGTAGCAATGTCGATTAAGATAGGTATTATCGCAAATGTTTTCCCTGCCGAACTTCCGCCTTGTACTCCTCTAACAAATTTCTTAAGTTTAAGTATCTTGTTTATTGCGGTTGTGCGGATGAACATCAATCGTGTATTACATCAGGAAATAACTTTTGCTCAACCTTTACATCATTCTGAACCTTCTCAACTAAGCCATTTAAACGCTGGGTAATGCTCGGATTGTAGATGCCAGCCATGCCGCCGCCAATCTGATCTTCCCTGATACATTCCTTAATGCGCATACAGATAGGTAGATATTCAGAATATTTATCATTTGTATTCGCAAAGTAATCTTTAATCTGACTTATTTTATCATAGCAAAATATACTAAAGCCTTCCATTGTCAAAGGTCTTTCCTTCTTTCTATCAACCTTCATCCCTTGCCCACCTACCCAATCAGTTACAATAAAAGGTCTGCTTTTTGCATCCTTGCAATATGCTTGAAATAGTTCCCAAAGAACTTCAGGAGTTTCGATGTACTTACCCCTTCCCTTTTTTGTTGGCATCTTCTAATCTGTTTTTATTCTCATCAACAAATCTAACAATATAATTCACGCAAGACTGGCATCCTTTCCAAACAAAGTCACCATTCGGTGAAATCTTCTGTGCAATGCTAACTAGTTCTTCCATCTCAATTTCGGATGGGTGTACATCAATTCCAAGTCTAACTCTTTCAAATAGGTAATCAAATTTTGTCATAATCGTATAATTAACATTATTACTTTAATTATTAAATACCAACAGAATAAGCCAGCTAAGACATTTAAAGTAAGTCCTAATTTTTCCCAAAATGACCAGCCTTCAAACATCATATCAGTTTTTTAATTTTAATTTTAGCTTCCTTTACAAGTCTAAACACAGTACTATAAGGTATGCCCGTTACTTCGCCCACTGCCCTATAACTTCCATGTTCAGCATATAGTGTTAATACCTTTTCTGATACCCAATGTAACCGATGCAAAGGTAATAAATTTTCCTCGTTTATACTTTCGCTTGGATGGTCGAAATCATTTGTTAGTATCTCCCTTGACTTCTGCTTGTTAAATGTTGATCTATTCCATGTCGCAAGGTTGTATATCATTTTAACCACGTAAGCCGTTAATTTAGACGTTCGATGCAGTTCTAGTATCAAAGTATCATCTTTCTCTAATAACGCTAAAAATACGTGTTGCAGTAAATCCTCGCGTATCTCTGGCGGTTGAACCTTTGCAATACATTGGACTAAGTCCTCAGATGTGTAAAGTTGTTCGATGATTTGCCGAGAAGTCATGGGGCAAAGTTACTCATAACTTAGACAAAGTAAAAAAGTAAAAGTAAAAACGGCATACATAGAAATATACATAAAAACAACTGTATTATATATATATATATAGTTTTTTAATATCCTTATGTTTTTCTTTACTTTTTTACTTTTACGTGAAAATGGCTTTACTTTTTTACTTTGGTCAATTTTACTATGTTAATGCTTTGTAAATCAATTAGTTATCTATTGTTTTAAAAGTAAAATAAAAGTAAAATAGTAAAAAAAAAGTTTTACTTTGGCTTTACTTATTTACTTTTTTTCCATACATATTACAATTTTTTATAATATCAAATTTTGAAAGTAAAATAATTATTTTACTTTTTTACTTTTGATTTTACTTTCTAAAGCAGTTTTTGATAAGAACCATGCTCGATTTTAGCGAACAAATCAGTATTGTTTTTAATCCACATTTTAATTGTAGGACCTTTAACATTATACTTTGCACCTATTTCAATCGCAGTCTTTGTACTAAATGCTTCGGTTAAATCTTTGTAAATACTATCGTAAGGCTTCTTTAAATTGTCCAAAGGTGTTTCAGGGCTAAGTATCTTTAAAGACTTAAGCATATTACCAAGGAAGTATTCTGTTAGCCTTATTGCTCGTTCAACTGCCGATTGTTGAACTATTAAAGTTCTATTGTCTAAATCATCGCAGCATTGTAAAATAAGTGCAAACCTTAAACAATAGGCTTGATACTTAGCAATGATACCTTTTGCGTTCTCATCTTGTGATTTATTGTAATACAAGTTTTTGAAATCATGCCATGACTTATAAAGTGATAATGCATCATTACTTAATGTGTATTTGTCTTTGATCTCGTTATCTCTAAAAATTAATAACTTGTTAAAAATACTTTCAACTTCTTGTTTTATATGTTCAGGACAACTAATGATATCAAATGAAGGCTTAGGTTCTGACTCAGGAAATACAAACAAAAACCTATGATAAAATCCATTATACTGATTTTCATTCTTAGCAAGTATATCCATGATACCTGGTTGAATACCTCCAACGATTCCCATTGAATAATCAATTACTTTTCTATCTTCAGCCGTGATACGTTGTTGAAATACTGTTTCACTTGACCACATTTGTAGCCACTTTTGTGAATCATCACCATCTCTATATTGGCTCATGCGTTTTATAAAGCCTGCAAGTTCATCAGCAACCAAGCAACAACCTTTAGTATTATATTGTAATACGTTTATAACAGTTTCAATTGTAGCATCATCTAAAATCATTTGACTAAGAATAGGCTTAATAGGTAAAGGTTTGTTTTTATCCTTTTTATCAACTCTTAAAAGTTGTTCTTGGTATTCTGCAATCTTCTTTTTATAAACCCTATAATTTTCATCATCAAGACTTTTAAGGTAATTGTATGAAATTCCCATTGCAGGACTCTTACCACCACCAGCATGAGCCACAATAGCCATATATAAGTTTGTGCGTAGTTTGTATCCTTGTAATGCTTCAAGGTAACAAGTATTGCCTATTGCAGTGCTTATGGCTGATAACATAAAACCTGCAATATATTCGTTTTGTATCTTATGACTCTTTATATAATCTTGTATTGCATCAGGGAATATGTCATACGGAAATAACATCCTATCCTTTAAAATAGGTTGATTCTCAATAGGTTTTTGATTTATTTCAATTCCAATACTATCAGCGATACATTGAATTTCATCTATTGTTTTCTTCCAATCTCTTGAATTTTTATAATAAATTATCCTTGATGGTGTTAAAACCCATGATCTATCACCATTACCTTTGCCGTCTGCCCAAC